CATTCCGAACAGTTGGGAGGGGTTGAACACTTTTCAATTTAAAGAACTGGTTGCGGATCTGATTTCCATGTCCGCAGGTAAACTTTCCGCCGGTCTTGTACGTGTGCGCCATGTATGCAGGGTGATGGGCTGGGATATCAATAAGATAACCGATGCGGATGCCATGGGAAACATTGCTTGCCTGGCTGAGCAGGTCACATTTCCTTTTCTCATCTGTTATCCGGATAATGATGCGGCACTGGCGGATCTTGACACCGATTCTTATGAGTTATGCAAACGTGTTCCTCCGGAAAGGCTGACAGGAATAACCATATCCCGCTATCTGTCACGGCTTGATTATAAGTTTGTGGTAGATTCCTGTTTTTGCAAACAATTTATAGCATCGGTCCATATTGACGGGCAGGATGAACCTTGTCTTGGTTATACCATTGATACAGGATTCTCTATGCTGACAACCTCATTGACGGCACAGCAGTTTATTGACGCGCGTGAGCTGGCGGATTGTCGGGATGAGCAGCTTCCTCTGCTTGCTTCCATCCTGTATTCTTCACTGCCTTATGAGAGTGACAAGGCGCATCAACGTGCCGTTCTTTTTTCAAAAGTGGATATTAAAACATTGCAGGCCATCCGTTTCAATTTCAAGGGATTCATCAATTATCTTTTCAGTCGTACAGAATACAAGATTCTTACTAAAATCATACCAGGAAAGGAATCTGTGATAAGCACAGGGGCACAGGATGCTTTGTACGGTTTGAGTGCTGACGGATATGGAAATTTACGTGAGATATCCCAAATGAGCGTCTTGCAATATCTTGGAATCCTGAGAAAGAAGATGATTGAATCCGTGCGTAGCCTTCATGCTTCCAAAATGGATGTTGCTGAGATCGCCAATACCACCCGATTGCCAATTGATGTTATAAATGATATACTATGATTCTTGAGTAT